ATACACTCACAGTTACCACAATCGATACCAATGAATAATAACTGTTGGTGGTCGCAATGGGATTGCGGATGTTATGAATGGTCAGGATGCCAATACGGTACACAAGGCGCTCCAGGAATGCCAGGATTTCCATGTGCAAACGTACGAGCAATGGGAATGAGGGGCTCGCACGGACATGTTAGAATTACGCTTTATTAATAGGAATTAGATAAAAATGAAGATTAAATATACATTTGATATAAATGACGAACCGCATACAAGCGTTTCAACTGGAAAAAGACAAGCTACTATCACGTATACTGGTCCGAGATTTTTATATGTAGAAGTATGTAGCGAACTAGAAAAAGCATTAGTAGTAGTGCATTCAACTGATAGCGAACCAGACCTCGATACTGCTTTAGAAAGATTAAGTGCGATCGATAGCAGAAGTATTATAGAAATCGACGGATCGCAACAGCCATTAGTAGCAAGTATTATATCAGGATTTTACTCGTTAGAAATACCAGATTACGAGGAAGAATTACCTAACGGAACGGTTTATACACATGCTCATTGCGATACACCTGATATTAGCGAAATCTTTAACATTCATAGTATGAAGTTTGATATTGAAAAAAAGGATTTTGTAGAATATTTGTATCATGTTATCCCGACAACCAAGGATGACATGGTAGTTGCAGTTGAAATGATTTTAGAAAAAGTCGAAGCAGCATTAGCAGATCCTTTAAAAGGATTTACTGATGAGGAAGTTGTAGCTCTTAATACATATAAAGATCAGTTAAACGCTTATATTACAGATATAGAAACACACGATCATTGGAAAATAGATTTTCCATTTTGCTCAACACCGTATTAATTACATCGATTACGGTTAAAAAACCCGCTTATGCGGGTTTTTTTATCAATAATATATCTCTGTGCAATTCATCTTACTAAATATCTGACAATTATGTTGGAGTATTATTAATGAGATCAAAAGCATTTGTTATCAATGGTGGAGCAGGACGAGTTTTATGTTCTATTCCTGCGTTTGAACAATATTACAAAGAATCCGGTGATGAAGATTTTATCATTGTATGCGAAGGCGGAACAGAATTATACAAAGGACATCCATTGTTAGATTCAAGATGCTATGATCATTGGCATAAAAATTTATTCAAAGATAAACTTAAAGACATGGATATTGTAACACCTGAACCTTATAGAATTTGGGAATATTACAATCAAAAAGCAAGTTTAGCGCAAGGATTTGATATTGCTATTAATAACAAAGGAATTAGAGATCTCCCAGTTCCGACATTAAAATTATCAAGAGAAGAATTACTTAACGGCATAAAGATAATTGAAGAAAGTAAGGAAAAATTAAAGAAAGATAAAATTGTAGTATTTCAGCCGTTCGGGCGAGGTATTGCAGAAAATTGTGGAGTTCCTGTTGATCCTACCGGCCGAAGTTTCGAATTTCAAAACGTTATTAGTGTAATTAAAAAGTTCCAAGATCAAGGTTGGGGAGTTATACTATTCAGCGAAGTACAATTAGATACTAAAAAAGCAAAATTAAAAGATGATTTAATAAAATTAGAAGGTGCTAATTTAAGACTTTGGGCAGCAGTTATTGCAGAAGCTGATTTATTTGTTGGATGCGATAGTGTAGGACAACATTTATCATACGTTTTAGAAACCCCAACAGTTGTAGTTATCGGATCTACGTACCCGATTAATGTATCATATCCCGAAAATAACAAATTTAAAGTTATGGATTTAGGAGAAATTGATAGACAATATTCTCCTATCCGTATTACAATGGACGAAGCAGTTGATCGTAATAACGAACGATTAATGTCAATGACTGATGCAATTGAAAATTACTTACTCGAAGCATGTAAAAGTGTTATAAAGAAAAGTAACAATTCCAAACAATTAGTGCTAGATAAGCCAAAAAATGATAAGAATAAAATAACAATGAAGAAAAACGTATTAGCAGAATCAATTTCGAACGCAGGAGCATCTGTATGACATCGTGGATAGCAGGAATTACAAGAGGACACAATGCTAGTGTGTGTCTGTTAAAAGATGGCGAAATAGTATTTGCTATCGAAGAAGAACGTCTTAGTAGACAAAAATACGATGGCGGCCCATATGCTGCAATGATGAAGATTTTAGAATATACTGATAGATTAGATTTTCTAGTAGTAGCACATACACAGAAGTTGAAAGAAACTGCTGGTCGTGTAGATTTTACAGGCGATGACATATATACTGGCCTCGCTAGAAAAATGGGCCTAATTGATCGAAAAGAAAATATACATGATCACCCACAAGTAATTGATTTGAGTCAAATGCACCACAAGTTGCATGCCGCATGTGCATTTTATAGATCAGGATTTGAACAAGCAACAGCAGTAGTAGTTGATGGTGCAGGAACGTTTGTTTCACTATCGATCAATGATCGTCAAGAAACAACTTGGGAATTAGAATCGATTTTTACTTGTAATTATCCATCAGAATTTAAAGCGGTATATAGACACTTAGGCGGAAACGGGCCATATTCGAGTGTATTGATTCCGGAAATGGATGATTCTATCGACGGCGGTGATGAAGTATATGAATTAATTATCGATGAATCTGCAGGTATTACCAAGGCATACGAAGCAGTAACACAATACTGTGGCTGGCAATCAATTGAAGCAGGAAAAACTATGGGTCTGTTTCCATATGGTAAGCCAAATGATCGAATTCCTCCAATTTATTCCGACGGCGGCGGCGGTAAATGGAGAACTTCGGATAGAAATATTATTATTCCAACATATCCTAATGGCGCAAGAGTTAACGATGGAAAATACGAAGAACTTACTACTCCGCCGGATACCGACGATATAACTATGTTGCAAAACCGTCGTGATATGGCTTATGCGGTACAAACCCAAAGCCAAGCCGAAGTTTTATTGTTAATTAAGAAAGCTGTTGAAAAAACCGGTATTAAAAATGTTGTTTTATCTGGAGGATATGGTTTAAATTGTGTTGCAAATTACTGGTACTTAGATAAACTTGTAGAAGATGGTATTAATTTCTATGTAGAACCAATCAGTAACGATGCAGGTACAGCTATTGGTGCAGCACTAATGGTATATCATGAAATGACCGAAAGTACTACTGTTAGACCTTATGCTGAGAGCCTATATCTTGGACCGACATATTCATATACAGACAATGATATTGATGAAATCGCAAAAAGATATGCTGCTACTATTAAATTTAATGTTAGTAATAAAGATGTTGTTGACTTATTATTAGAGAAAAATATTGTAACAATATTTCAAGGATCGTCTGAAAACGGACCACGAGCATTAGGTAATAGAAGTGTATTATTCGACCCTACATATGAAAATGGTAAAGATTTTGTTAATTCTGTTAAACGTCGTGAATATTTTAGACCATTTGCAGGTAGTATTTTACATGAACACGCGCATACATGGTTCGACATGCGTGGTCTCGAAGAAAGTCCTCATATGATGTATGCTGTAAATTGCCAACCAGGGTACGGTGAGAAAATTCCTAGCATCGTACATGTTGATGGAACTTGCAGAATTCAGACCGTTAAGCGAGAACAAAATCCTAACTTTTATGATCTTATAAATGAGTTTTATAACGCAACCGGCGTGCCTATTGTATTTAATACTAGTTTTAATCTAGGCGGAGAACCGTTAGTTGAAACACTAGATGATGCTGTTAGAACACTATCAGAAAGTCATATAGAATATCTGTATTTGCCAGAATATAAAGTGATAATCGAACTATTAAATTAGCTCAACAAGATCGAAAACTGTTTGTAATTTTACGCGAATAATTTTACTTGAAAAACTATTGCGAAGCCCTTGATGTAAGGGCTTCGGTGCGTAGTCAATAGTTGACCATGCCCACGCAATATGTTCATCGCTTAATGTTGGAATAAATTCATCTTCGACTACGCACAAGTATGTGTGAAAATTGAATACGGTATCGTTTGATACAAATGTTTCTATAGGAAGTGTCTTGAGTATATTTGGAATTTTACCAATTTCTTCTAAAATTTCTCTTCGAAGACCTTGCCACGGAGTTTCACCAATAACATTTGTGCCTCCTACTAACCCCCAAGTTCCTTGATTTTTACCTTTAGCTTTTTGTAATAACAAAAATCTCTTTGTAGATTTTGCATAAATTAGGGCACCACTACAAACAATCTTTTCTTTTAAAGTTCTATTTTCCATTGGCCTTTTGTATACTCACCTTCAAACGATTTAACCCAAGATATACCATTCCACATATATTGGATTCCTGTGTATATATTCGTTTGATAAATTAGTGTATCAGCCTCTTGACTAGCATTGAAAATAACATTCCATCGAGCACCATTCCACTCTATAATATCGTTAGTATACGCAATAAAATCTGAATCGTCATTGTTTTTCCATGCAACAGGACCATCAGAATTTGATGAATTTCCAATGTCTTCGATAATTAAAAATCTATCTCCAGCTTGAAGATCGGTTATACCCCATCCTGGACCTACATTTAACGGATTAATAATTGCATCAAATGTTCCTGGACTTCTAGTTCTATAGTGAGTACCGGTATTGTATTCAGGATCAGAATCTAATCGACCATAAGAATCGATGCCTGTATTAGTATTAAGTGTGTTTGCAAACCACGAAACATTTAAAATAGTTGTATCTAACGTATTAATAGATATTGTGCCTACTATTTGTATACCATTCGGTTGTGTTAAATAAATCATGCTAGAACCAGCGACATATTGCCCCGGATATGCATCTAAAACGGCTTGCCAATTAAGTGCTATTCCTTGTTTTGTTGGCAGTTCTAAGGTTGGTTCGCGGGGCAATGCATCTTCTGCAGGTCCTAGTAACACTACAGAAGTACCTTGAACTAGAATATTATATTCAGTAATTGTTACGATATCTTTAGATAACAAACTCGACATGGAAATGTCTCCAGGCCCTGAATATGGAGATAGCCCATTAATATAATTATCGTCATCCGATATAGATGCATCGTAAAGACTTGTAATAACTTTAGTAATAACACCGAGATGTTTAACTTTAACTGGTGGACTAATCCATATAGGTGCATCCAATGATAAAGTAGCTACATCAATAGTAGAATCTGTGCCCGTTGGAACCTGTCTAGAAGTCCATGTAATTCCATTTAAATTTAAAACAGATAAGCTAGTCCAATCGATATAATTGTCGGACGTTTGTAACTCTAAACTTGGATTAAAAAACACTAAAACTTGTTCAAGAATTTGTAATTTTTGATCAGTACTTGATGCCCATATATCACATTTCATCGATAACTTAAATGGAGTAGGCATAATTCTTTCAACAGTATAATTACGCCCTTGACTTTGTGTATACGAATTTGTGCTTTCGTCAATATCTCTTTCACGAAATTGCATTTTAGAAACAAAAGTTTGATCCGCTAAACGATTATGATCGATGTCTAATCCAGTAATGTATATTGAAATTTTTGGAACAGCAGATACTAAATTTTCAGAGTTTTGATTAATGATATTAGCAACTTGTCTGTA